CTCTCAGAAATGAATACCATAAGTTTCATTTCTTTATTAAAGGCGGTGATGATACTCTGAGTTCTATTCGTAGGGAAACTATTTTTATTCAGATGCTAGAGGGGCTTCATCCAAAAGAGGCCGAGATTATGTGCCTCGTAAAGGACAAAAAACTGACCGATAGGTATAAATTACCATTCGATCTTATTCAAGAGGCCTATCCTTTCATCCGATGGGGTGGGAGGTCATGATGTGGTCAGAAGAGGAAATGCTAACATTACCCAAAAGATATAATTGCCAACTTCTTTTTGCCAATGCCACAATGGCCCAGGCCAAGGATAGAAGCCTTCCTAAGGATGCTTATCTTGTTTTTTATGAAAATGAACAGGGCTCGGTTGTGATGGACGTTTGTAGATGCAGCAAACGGGCCAGTTTATTTGATCTTTATTATGACAAATTCCGGAACGTAAAAGACATTCGTTTTGGTTATGGTAATGTGAACCCTAAACTCTGGGGAGAACAGGATAAAAAAGAAAAGAGAAGGAGGAATTCTTAAATGTCCGCTGGTTTTGGTGAGGGTAATAAACTCAAACTATCAATAAATAAACAAGAAATTAACAACATTATCAAAAAGTATAAAAAGGCAAAGAAAATTATGAAATCAAATCTTTATCAGGTTCAGGTTATGGATGAAACCGAGACTTATATTTCGGGTCTGATCCAAGAGGCCGAGGCGGATCCTCCCGTAGACTGATGGGTAGCCACTACATTTTAAACCTGTATGGGTGTAAGTTTGAACTCCTAGACGATCTAGAGTTTCTTTTAAAACTACTTATAGATTCGGCCCTTCTTTGCGGCGCCACTATCTTACAAAAATCTTATCATAAATTTGAACCACAAGGAGTCACAATTATTTTGCTCTTGGCCGAGTCTCATATTTCAATCCATACTGTCCCCGAAAAGGGAGAGGCCTATGCAGATGTTTTTACATGTAGTGAGGTTGATCCGGTTGTTGGGTGTCATAAAATAATCCAAGAACTGAATCCAGAAAGTTATAATTTGGAGTTTATTGCACGATGAAGAATGAACGAATAAAATTGATCATAAAAAACATTGAACTTCTTCTTGAGCAACTAAAATTAGAGACGGTTGATGAAGGAGTTATGCCTACTAAAAATGAAAATGTTATTGATATCCGGGATCTTATAACCAAAGATGATTATGAGGATCCAGAGTATTATGAAGAGCCCGAGTTTAATTTACCAAATGTTTCTGTAAGATGGAGGAACGATGATGTTTGATTTGACTGATTTTGAAAAAGGTCTGGGTAATTTTTCAGACCGAGTGGAGATTATTGTTGGGTTAGAAATGGGTGATAAGCTCACTTCTGATGAGGCTTATAAGATGATTAAAGAAGAGTTTAAAAAACTTAAAAAACTACGTAAGGAAAATTGATTATGCGACCAGTAAAAGCAGCCGATCTTCTTGAATTAGATAAACGTTTACAGACAGTGGTTCTTCAGTGTTATCCTATTCCTGAGCAGGTTATATACCAGGCGGCAAGAAATGATTATTCTGAAACACCTATTCATGAACAAAAAATTCCTTCTCCGGCAAAGTGCGGGGAATGGGTTGTAGAAACTCTTTTGGCTAATGAACGCCATCATTGGGGCTGCGCCGAGCATCCACAGATTACATTTTCTGTTTCTGGTTATGTTCACAGTGTAATGGTGCAGGGAAGAACTCATCGAATCGGTAATTCTTGGGATTGTCAATCGAATCGCTATACGGGCAATAGAGTTGTTAAGGCGGCCAAAGGGGAACTTCCTGTTGAAGACGTTTTTTATGTGCGCCCTGCTGGGTATTATACAAATCGCCAGGGTAAAAAATATGATTGGACCGAAGAACATCGTCAACGTAAACTAGAACGTATTTTTGATGAGTGTGTAGAATACGCCGATTATTATGAACAAGGAATGGCCGAAGAGCACATCAGAGATTATCTCCCACAAGCAATTCGTCAAAACTTTGTAGTATCATTTAACCTCAGGTCTGTTCTGCATTTTATGGATCTTAGGGCAAAGATGGACGCTCAACTAGAAATTCAGGCCCTCTGTGCCCAGATGGCTCCTCTTCTTGAAAAATGGGCTCCTAATGTCTGGAAGTACTATGAAGAAAAACGCCTACATAAAGGTAAACTAGCCCCATAAAATTTATGAAATCCTATTGTATAAAAGACCATGAGACTGGTCATGTTTTCAAGATTCTTCTGACCGAAGAAGAACTTTCAGAATTTCTGGATGATAATCCAGAAATGAATGAATGCATAGACTGTATTGAATGCGAAGACGCTAGTAGTATAACCTTGGAGGATTATTGATGCCTTTATATCCAGTAATTAACAAAAACACAGGCGAAACAAAAGAACTTAATATCACTATGTCTGAGTGGGAGGTTTTTAAGGAAGAAAATCCCGAGTGGTCACGTCACTGGGAAATGGGATGCGCAAGTTTAGGTGAAGTTGGAGAATGGAAAGATGTCTTGAATAAAAAACATCCGTCATTTAATCATATTTTAAAGAAGGCCAAAAAAGCCGGTGGCATTAATTCAAAAATGGATACCCTATGACCCGATCAAGAGCAACCCGTAAATCCAGGCAACAAGCAAACATTCCACTAAACAAGAAAAAAACTCAATCACCACTAATAACTCTTGATCATCTAGTTGAACTCCAACCATTGACGAAAAATCAAGAGAGACTTTTTTATTTTTATGATGAAGGTAAAAACATCGTGGCCCATGGATATCCTGGAGTAGGTAAAAGCCTTTTATTACTTTACAAGGCCCTAGAAGAAGTCCTGGACCCCTCGACTCCTTATAAAAAGGTAATTGTCGTTAGATCCACCGTTGCCACCCGAGATATTGGATTTCTCCCTGGATCAATTTCTGAAAAAATTGCGGAATTTGAAGTACCTTATAAGTACATGATCAAAAATCTTTTTGATTTTAATTCTGATGAAAAGTATGAGATGCTTTATGGGAACCTAAAGGCCCAGAAGAGTTTTTACTTTATGCCGACGAGTTTTATTCGTGGGATGACAATTGACGAGGCCGTTATAATTGTGGATGAATTTCAGAATTTATCATATCATGAATTAGACAGTATCATTACACGAGTCGGCCTGGATAGTAAGATACATTTCAGTGGTGACATTGCCCAATCGGATCTTATAAAAAAATCAGAAAAAGACGGGGCCGCATTGTTCTTGAAGATTCTTGGTCAAATGGAATCTTTTGAGACGATTAATTTTGGTATTGATGATATTTGTAGGTCCTCTTTGGTTAAAGAGTATATTGTCGCAAAACACAACCTTGGATTATTTTCAGAACCCACTTGACAAACCCAGGAGACCATGCTACAATTACACCCAGGTTGAAGGATAAAATGACTTTTACACATGTTGGAATAGATTTACCCAAATTACAAAGGGAACACATAAATGGGGTTCGCTATTATACAATCAATGAGGAAAACAAAAAACTAGTCTCCATAACTTCTGTTATCAGCAATTATAACAAAGAAAAATTCTCATTATGGAGACAAAAAGTCGGAGACGAAGAGGCCGATAGAATAGTAAAAAATTCTACTAGTAGGGGCACTGACACTCACACTCTTATTGAAAATTACCTTTTAAATAAGGATCTCCCTAAAGTACAACAGGTTATTTCAAATTACTTATTTAATTTTGCAAAACCAGATTTAAATAGGATCAACAACATTTATACGCTTGAAGGGGCTCTTTATAGTCTCACTTTAGGCGTGGCCGGGACCGTAGATTGCATTGCAGAATTCGACGGTGAACTTGCGGTTATTGATTTTAAGACATCAAAAACTCCTAAACCAGTTGCCTGGCTTGAGGGATACTTCACGCAAACAATTTTCTATGCAATGGCCCTGTATGAGATGACAGGAATTAAGGTTAAAAAATTAGTTATAATTATGACCTGCGAAAATGGTGAATGTGTTGTTTATGAAGAAAGAGACCTTAAAAAGTACATGAAACTAGTCGTTAAATATATCGATAAATTTGTACAGGACATGTCAAAAACACTCTCCGATTAATAAGACCATGAAAACCTTTAACTATAAACAAGAACTACAAAAAGAATTAGAAAAGAAGTTCCACTCGCCAGAAAAGTTTTCACAAGAAATCGAGAACCTAATCATAAAAAACCCAGAATATAACTACATCACCGCAATCATTGAATACTGTGAGGCCAATGATATTGATGTAGAACTTGTCCCAAAACTAATCACCAAACCACTAAAAGAAAAACTCAAGTGGAATGCAACCGAACTCAACTTTTTAAAGAAAACATCCCTAGGTAAACTCCCTATCTAATGTCTCCCTTTGAAGTTTATGAAATGTATCTGGCCATAAAGATGCATTTCACCCAGCCGTCTTATGATTACTTTAAGTATTCTGGCAAGGTCCGATCAAATATCGAATCATTTAATAAAAGAAAGGATAGATACTTCTTTGAAAAACTCTCAAGAAAAAAGGCCAGAAAAGACGTTTTGGATTATTTTGTTTCAAACTTTATAGAATCCTCTGATCCTTCTAAAATGTGGGTCGGGGAAATGAAGACCTCTGGCGAGGATAATTACCTAAAATGGAAAGGGCGGGTTCATTCTTTTACTTATTTGTTTGAGTCTGATCTAAACACCCTAACGGAAGATTGTCATCTTTATGAGGCTATTGTTTCAAAATCAGGTCATCCAAAAATTATAAAGTCTTATCTGGCCGGGAGGATCTGTTTAGAATCAGTTGTTGTTATGGATGACCTGACGAAGTTTATGAGTAAGTTGCCTGGGTCTTCTGATCCTGTTTTGGAGATTATTCGTTCCAGGGTTAGTAAGTACAGACCATTTTTCGTTTATGATAAGGACTCTGTTGTTCGTCTTATTAGGAGTAAAATGTGATGGATTATGAGACGAAATTGGTGTTAGCGAGTAGCGGCGATACTGCTGTTGAAATTTTAGAAGAGTTGGCGGCTGATGAAAGTTGGGATATTCGTGACTATGTTGCAGAAAACCCAAACACCCCAACAAAAACTCTACAACTCCTGGCGAGCGATGAAGATTATGTTGTTCGCTACTGTGTTGCACAAAACCCAAATACACCACAAGAAACGTTAAAACTTTTAGCGACCGATGAATATTGTAGTGTTCGCTCTAGGGTTGCCGAAAATCCAAGCACTCCATTAGAAACTCTTCAGCAACTAGCGATTGATGAAGATTCCTGGGTTCGCCATCGTGTCTCACAAAACCCAAACAGAACAGAACTTATTGAACGACTGGTTCTTATGACTGATTATAAAAGTGAGGTGGGCTGATGGATTATGAAGATTTTAATATTGGTTGGATTGCACGAAACCCTAACACACCACCCGAATTTCTAGAGAAATTAGCAACCAATGATGATCGGTTTATTCGTGGTTGGGTAGGGGAAAACCCAAACACACCACAAGAAACTCTAGAACTCCTGGCGACTGATGAATATTATTATGTTCGCTACTGTGTTGCCCAAAACCCAAAAACACCACAAGAATCACTAAAACTCTTGGCGACTGAAGAAAACCCTCATGTCCGCCACACCG